CTAAATCATCAAGTTGTTTATTAAATTTCTTTTCCTGGTCAGCTAAGATTTTATTAAATTTTTTCTCAGTTCTACTTTGACCGCCTGTCAATAGCCAAGTCACCATATTAGTTACTTTTTTAGTAATGAACAAAAGAAATCCTGTTACAACTGCAATAATGCCGGTTTCCATAGTCTCAGATATTTTAGGCAGATCTATTGTACCTTGACCAAATATATTTTTATATTTAAGAACTGTGCCATCTCTAGCAGAACCAATACTTGTTTCTTCAACACCAAACAATTTATAAATTGCGCCTAAAACTTCATCTTTATAGAACGCAACAACACCAGCACCTAACTTAATTAAAGGATTTCTAAATACTAACCCTGTTAGAAAGTATCCCATTAAACCATCAGTTGCATTTTTAGCAAATGCATCTTCTTGTTCTTTTGTAAAATTTAAATCTAAAGCAGTACCATCTAATTTATCAAATAAAGCTTTTATGGCCTTTTCACCAAAGGTGGATAGTAGTCCTACAATCAATGTTCCTTTTACGAGTTTACCAGCAGCTAAACCAACAGAACCAAGAATGGCAGCTAAAATTCCAGTCCCCGCACCAAAGAATCCCCTAAGGAATCCATCAACCATTCCACTAGCACCACCAAGACCTACGCCTTGAGTGAAACCTTCTTTAAACCCTCTAGGAGATTTTCGTTGAGCTTCTCTACGAGCTTCTTCTCTTCGTCCTGACAGCCGCTCTTCTTTCTTCTGCGCGGCTATCTCTGCTTTTAGTTGAGCAGCTAAATTTTCTTTTACATCAGATAACTCTGCTGATTGCTTTTGAAGCTCTTTATTAATCTCTGCTAGTGATGACATTATAGTGATCCACTCATTTGTGTCCTCTGCATTTCTTCTTTTTGTTGTTTAAGCTCGTCAATCAACATGCTTAAATAAATTTCTCTCTCCCATGGTATCATATAATCTAAATCTTTTAACGAGTACTTATGATTTTGCATTAGCTGATAATTAGATTGATAATAATTCGCTAATGTATCATGTGAGAGAGATATTAAAAAAAATCCTGCATTCCTTCTAGTTTGTAAACATTATTAGCATTACAAGAGCTACAAACAAATTCTCCTTCATATTTTAGTGTAGGAATATTTTCTACAAAATTCATAATCAATTGCATTTGTTCGCCAGTTAGACTTTCTAAAAAATCTTCAATGTCTTTTTTTGGTTGTTCTTTAAATTCTATTTGTTCTTCTTCTGTGATAAGTTTATCTAAACATGTAATCAAAGTATTATAAAGTTGTTCTGTTGCTGTCTCAAAACTCAACTCGCTATTTACTACATCGTTATACGTAGGATATTTTAATTGAATTGTATAATTATCATTCAGCTTTATTTTCTTATCGCCATTCTTTACTTCAAGGTTAATTGAATCTAAGTTGATTTCAAGTTCATTCTGCTCGTCGCACTCTGTACATGCAAGAGCAATCTTAGAAGTTTCACCTACCGCTTTGGTTCTAATTTTTGTAAAGATATATTCTACATCAAAGGTGGTAAGATTACTCAACTTAATATCTTCAATAATACAAGATCTCATTGTGTCTAGTACAGCATTTAAAATCTGCTTTTGGTCCTGAGTTTCCAGAGCCATCAAAAGAATTTTTTGTTCCTTTACTAAAAACGGTCTAAACCTTATTGTTTTTTGTGTTGATGGAATAGTCAATTCATACTTTGGTATATCATTAATCTGAGGTAATGCCATTATAAATGTTCATCCTTTATTTAAGTAAATGGGTTTAATTCATCCACGAATCCAACGATTGTTGAACTAATTTTTGTTGATATTGCATCTTTAATATTAGATGGCGATAATACAAAAGGTGTTTCCCAATTTGTATAAGACATTTGAATGTTTAACTCTACAACACCATCTAGTTCATTATTCAATTGAATAGCGTTAAGACCAGTTGGATACGCATCAATCAATTTACATTTGTATATTACTAGATCGTTTAGTTGATCTTGTAATCCAAACACATCTTGAACAATTTCAAAATCACTTAGTTTTGGCAAGAATTGTTTTAGTCCGGTTTCAGATCTAAATTCGTTAGTAAATCGCCGTGGTAGTCTCTTCACTTTTCGAAATTGCTCGATCTCTACCTGACGTGCGTAACCCCCGACACCCTTCTGGTAACCAACTTCGTATCTGTTCTGATTTACCGCAAGGTTCTGCCAAGTCTCAAAATATTCTTTTACACCATAGTCATTCAATACATGAAATGTCATACTTACATCTTGCACAGCATAACCATATGGCACTTTTACATTCTGCATTCCAATCTGACGTTCATTTGTAAGAATTTGTCGACCGGGTAGTTGAATATCTTTGCATAAAATATTCATTTCCTCTGACGAAGCACCAGGAAGTGATGGCAACTTTACTCTAAATAAATTAGATCTAACTAATCCATTCTTATTATTAATTAAGCTTTTGAACTGATCAATAGACTGGACCATTAGATTTTCCTTCTGGAATCAGAATAAACTTGACTTGCACTTGCCTTCTGCCAATCTGCAGTTGGTAAAAATGTGGCAATTTCCCATTCAGGAGCTGGTACTGTTGCAAATCTACTTCTTACATTCTTATTTAAATAGTGTTTGATACAAGGCTTGAAATATCTATATTTCATTGCTCTTTTTAGCATACTATATGTAATATCAAACTTTGTAGATTCATCATAGCTTTTATTATTTGTTACATCTAGTAATGCATCAAGAAATTTAGCTCTGAGTGTTGGTGGCAAATAATGTAAATTTAAACCTAGAAATCCACCTTGAGCTGGACCTAGAACAATCACCAATGGAAAAGCATCATAGAAAGGTAATTCATTCTTTAGTTTTGGATCATAGAAAAACATTTGCATTGAGCCAATAATTCTACGATTACTGAGTTCTACTGGCTCTTCTTTCATCAACTGATTACGATTGACTCGGCGTAGCCTTTGAGCCTTACGACGAAACCAATCTCTCGACTCACGTGTTCGAGGAGTAATACCAGCTCTGAATGCTTCTAGTTCTAGATTTTTAAATAAGTTTGACATGCTACTATTTATCTATTTTTTCAGAGGCTTTAATGGTTTTAATGGTTTATAACGTTTTTTCGGTTTAGGTAATATACCAAGAGACTGAAGGTGATTCTCGGTCCATATCTCAAACCCCCATCCCCGGTCTGCGGCATAATTTTGAGCAGCAGACCATTTATTCATATTCTTAATATATGTCATACCTTCGTTGATATACCGTTTTGTTTTACGACCTTTAAACTCTGGTGGCTTTGTTTCTTTCTCTGGTTTAATTTCAACCAAAACAGTTCTGCCATTCTTATAAGTAATCTTTAGATCCATAAAGTATCTGTGGTATTTCTTATCAACTTCATATAAGTATGGTATAACAACTTCTTCACTTGACCAACTTTTGATTTGACTATTATCATCACACCATTTAAAAGCTTTGTACTCCCATAATGATCGAAAAACAATATTATTAGGATTCCCATTGTACTTGGATTTGTTTTTCGGTTTGAACTTTCCAGAATATGCCATGATTACCTTATAAATAACATTAAGTTTTTTGTATTTATTAGGATAAACTATGTCAACACCTGCAGCGAGACGAGCTGGACTCAACTCAGCGTATTCACCTAGAGTCAATCCGAATGGACCGTTTAAGTTTCCTCTTGACGACGATGAAGATTACAAAGGTCGTATTACGTTTAAAGCATATAAAACAGAATCAAATACTCTTGGTGAATTGTTTCAAGGATTTGCAACTGGAAATCCAACTACCGCCACTACTGAAACTGTAAACCAACAAGCAATAGATGACACTATTGCTGCAGTTGGGCTATCTACAACAAAAAGGAATATACCGCAAAGAGTCGGATCAGGCAGAACATGTTCTTTATACTTACCCCAATCAATTCAATTTGCTGATAGAATTGAATACACGAATATTGATTTAGGTATGGTTGGAGCTGCTGCTGCACAGGCAGTTGCTTCTGGTGCAAGTCTTGGAGAAATTGCTAAAAAAGCTACAGGCGCAAGCTTGCCGAGTTTTGAAGCTCTACAAGATGCTTTCACAGCTGGAATTAAAACAGAAGCAGCTCAAGTTGCTGCAATTAGAGCGTTTGGAGCTTTATCAGGCGCTGCCCAAGGTGCTATTGAAACTACAACTGGAGTTACCTTAAATCCAAATAGAAGATCGACTCTACGTGGTGTTGGCCTGAGACAGTTTAGGTTTGCATTTAAAATGATTCCAACATCTCAAGATGAAGCTGAAATGATTAAAGGCATCGTGCAATTCTTTAGAGAAGAAATGTATCCTGAAGCTCGGTTTATTTCTAACATTTCTGCTGCTTATAGATTCCCATCTAAATTTGAAATCAAATTATCTTATGATGGTAAAAAAGTAGCAACTGGAATCTTGCCATGTTTCCTTGAAAGTGTTGATGTTGTTTATAACCCTAATGCTATGGCTTTCCACACAGATGGTAATCCACAAGAAACCGATATATCTCTGAACTTTGTTGAAGAACGCACACTAAGCAAATACGATATTACCAACGAAGGATATTAATAATGAGCTTATTTAATAATTTCCAATATGTAAATTACAGATTTGGAGATGAGATCAATCCAGCGGTATTTCAGAATCTGACAACATATGTAGATCTTATCGATCAGGTTGCGGATGATGCATCTTTTTATGAGCAATATGTAATTCCTGACGGATATAGACCTGACAATCTGTCTCAATTCTTGTATGGTACAACTGACTACTACTGGATGTTCTATCTTTTAAATGATAAATTGCGTACACAAGGTTGGCCTTTAGATAATCAAGATGTATATGACCTTGCAAAGATTTATTATCCAAACACTGTAATTGTTACCGATCGGCAGATGCATGGCGAGTTTTATAAAGACGATCTGCTTATTGTTCCACAAAGTGAAGATCCTTTGACAATTGCAAATCCAGTGTTTAAAGGCAAAATCATTGAAAAAAGATATGACTTTGGTCAAATAGTAGTAAAGCCTATTAAAGAAGTAAGATCTATTACTGTAACGAACGGTGGATCCGGTTATACATCTCCTCCAACTGTAACATTTACTGGAGGCAGTGGAACCGGTGCTACTGCAGAAGCGCTACTTACATATTTTGATGAAGATTTAAACCAGACTGTAACAACAGATTCTGTTCAATCAATTACTGTTATTAATGGTGGAGAAGATTTTACAGGAACACCAACCGTTACTTTGTCTGATCCTCAAACACCAAGTGGTACAAGAGCAACTGCAACAGCAACATTAAGTGAAAATGCTATTGTTGGTAGAACTAGAGTATACTCACAAAAGGGTGTAAATAATACGAGAAATTGGGATGCTGATCTCGTAAACAGTCTAGACATTTTAAGATCAGATGCCCAATATAAAGAAACACATCACTATGAAGATGAAAATGGAGATTGGGTAGATCTACCAGTTTCGGCTTTTGGCGGAGCTGACGTGGAAAGTCCTTCTGGAACTGAAGTTACTTATTTAGATCGATTAATTGCTGAGAATAATGCTTTAAAAAATATTAAAATATTTAAACCCGAAGTTGCAAATCAAATCAATACAGAATTCCAAAAGCTTGTAAGACAATAATATGGCATCAACCGTTTTTTCTCCTGAAGATATTGTTATTGAAAAAATTCGTATGTTTACGAATCGCTTTCCTAATGGAAAAGAGCTTGTTCTTGCTGGTATTGAGAATGATACAGTTGAAGGTACTGGTGGTGCACCAATTGTATCTGAGTTTAGCGTATATGAAGATGTATTTAGACCATATGTTACGGCTAACATGGTTTTAGTTGATGACCAAGACTTATATAGAGCAGCAGATATTGTTGGTACTGAAAGAGTTGAAATAAGATTTAAAGCTCCCGGAGAAAACAATGCCACAACGATTACAAAAAAGTTTGTCATTCGTTCTGTGGAAGACTCTGTAAAGACAAATGATTATACACAAGTATTAAATATCAGTTTAATTGAAGACATTGGTTTTTACAATGATATGCTTAATATAAGTAAGTCTTATACTGGTACTTGCGAAGAAATTATTTTTAAGATTGTTCAAGATAATTTTGATCCAAGAACTGTCCGATTTGCGTCGAATCCTGGAAATGTATCAGCTCAAAAAACATTCCGTTATTTTGTACCGAATGTAGATCCATTTACTGCCATATCTCAAATATTAGACAAGATGACAACCGAACATGGTATGCCATTCTTTTTCTATTCATCAATTTATGAAGATGAATTTGTTTTAGTTGATTTACACACAATGCTTTCTAGAGATCCTATGAACTCTGTCAATGGAGAAGCCAAGCCATTTGTATTTTCTCAAGCAACAAGTAATATGGTATCTGATAAAGACCTTGAAGCAAAAGCATTATCAGTAATTAGTTATGAACCTAGAAGATCTGAAGATACTCATTTGCTTGCAATGCGTGGCGCTTTAAGTTCTAAGGTGTCCACAATTAATGCAGTGACCGGGGAACCTTTTGAAATTAAATTCAATATGGTAGAGGTTATGCAGAGTTTAATTGAAGCCGGGGATATTCCAGCCGGTCAATCAATAATTGATATTGATAACGAGTTTGTTGCTGATCCTTATGAAATAAATTTAACAAAGCTATCTGAACCAGGATCTTCTGGATTTCAAACTAGACAATTTAATTATATCATAAGCGACACTTTTCCACAAGACCCAGGAATACAAAGCTTCTATGGAGATCCATATGAAGCATGGTTGAGTACTACAAAGGAGCATTTCATAGATCATCTAGTAAAGAACGTTTGCACTATTCATGTTCCCGGTCTTCTCTTTTCCTTTAGAGATTTAAAATCATCTGTAAGTAATCAAATTGCATTAGACATTTTTAAAAATAACTTTAGCGAAAAAGAAATAGATATCGTTGATAACAAACGTTCAGGCTTTTTTATAATACTAAAGAAACGCCATATCTTTGATTTGCAAAGTAAAGGTAGACACACTGTCGTTTTGGATATTGCAAAATTATTTAATAGGACAAAAACATCATGAGCAATAGCTTCTATGGAGATAATCTAAGATGGTTTACTGGTGTTATTACAAAAACTGGTGATGAGTATGGTCGTGTTCAAGTTTTTATTCACGGTATACATAGCAGTGATAGTAAAGCCGAAGATCTCCCTTGGGCAGCTGTTGCATCGCCCACCACAGAAGGTGGTGTAAGTGGATTTGGTAGAAATACGTATCTTCAAGGAGGAGCATTAGTTTTTGGTTTCTTCTTAGATGGTGATAGATCTCAGACTCCAATGGTAATTGGATCATTAGCAAAAACAGAAATTCCTTCTCTTGGACAAGTTGAACAAGCAACAACAAGAGGTAATCCAACATATGGTAGTCCAAATTCTACAAGTAAGAATGGAACAGTTATTCCATCCTATGCTGCAGACGTAGTTGCAAACGGAGAACGTGCAAATAGAATTTTTATTGCAATGGATACTTTAGTTACAAATGGTTTACCAGTTGGATCAGCTGCTGGAGTCGTTGGTAACTTAATTGGTGAAAATTATAACTTAGATCCAGAGCTTCAATCGCAAGTTCCTACATCGCAAGTCACTGATCCCACTCTACCAACTCAAACAGTAACTCAGAATGTTGGTAAAGAACCTGCTTGGGGTATTGCACAATGGAATGCTTCTCGAAATGTACGTAGGTGGCAAACACTTGAAAAGATTGTAATGGGACCAAATTGGCCATTCACTGGAGCACAAAATATAGTTCCTGAAAGAAAGAATCCGCTCAACTTTCTTACTCAACTTGAATATTTGATATATGATATGAAAAAATCTCCAGGGATTGGAGCAGATGGAAAGATACGTGAGAATGGTTATCATGCATGTTGGGAACATCTAAGAGGCGATTATATTGATTTAAATTATCCACCTGATTATAATAGCTCAAAATCTGAAGAAATAAATCCAACTCACCACTTCTTACATGTTTTTGAAATGGGAAGAGGTAGGCAATATTACGACCAAGCGGATATAGATAAGAGACAAAAATTTGCTTTTGAGGCTTTTAAAATTTATAATGATAGTATTAGTCAGTCAGCAAAAGTATAAGGTAATGGAGAAGATTCATAATGGCGGTTGACCCTAAAGATAAAATAATATCAGGCTTAAGAGGCTTAGAAAGAAGTTTTAATAAATCAAAGCTTGGCGGTGCTGCGTATGAATTAGTTGAAAAGGCTGAAGCGGCGACTACACAATTATATAAAGCCGCGAATGATGTAAGTGGTGGAATAAAAAATCTTGCTCAAAGCGAATTTGATGTTATCAGTGGATTAGCAGAATCAATTCCATCAAATATTACTGGTAAAGTAGGTATTGCAAAAGTAGATAAATCTGCGTCGACAAGTTTAGAAAAACCAGTTCCGGATGCGAATAAAGATGATTTAAAAACAATTACTGGAAATGATTTTACTTCTACAAAGAAACAAAAGAAAGTTGCAATTACTTTATCACATCCACAGGCATTAGCAAAAACATTTGAATCTGTAACTACCGAATCATCGGATGCCATTAAAAGTCTTGTAAAATCTAATATAGACACTACTTTTGAGTTTGATGAATCACTCATAGATAATGTTGTTGGAGATGTTCTTGGATCAACTAAAGGTATTCTTAGCTCAATTAAAGAATTAGAATCAGCGATCGCAAATGGAATTAATGGTGTAAATAATAAGATTAATTTTGGTTTTGATGCTCTTTTAGAAAATGTTATTGAAGAAAGCTTTTCTCCAGCGCGAAATAAATTAAATTCTGTTGCAAAGATTGGTGATGTAATACAAACACTGGATCCTAAGGATATTCAAGATATTATAAAAACTGGTGTGGTTGGAGAAGACGTAGCAAAAGCTGCTGGTATCTTACAAAAATATTCAGACAAACCTCAAAATGAATTAGAAGATGTTATTTCTAGTATTGATAATAGAGTTAAAACAAATGCTGAACCACCGGCTCCAGTTACTTTAGATATTCCAGTTACAAGAACTGATAGATTCTTAAATACTTGGAGAGAAGCTGATACTGATCCATATGATAAAAATAACTTCCAAGAAGTAGAAGATACAAATGTATTAGCCAATGAAGTTGCTAACTTGCAGAGAGAAGTTACAGAAGTTGTCATAGCCGCAGATAACGGCGGATATGGTACAGATGAGTTTATTCCAATTGAAACATGGCATGAATCATATGTTGAAGGTCGTGGAACAGGATATGCACCTCACTTGTTTATCCAACAACATGGGTTATTGATGCGTGGAAGACCATTAGAGCTAGATATTCCATCTGCGGCGGAACCTTCAGAACATAGAAAAAGATCAATATTGATTCATATTGCAGCAGATGGACCACCAGGACAGTGGCAAATGAGAAAATTAGAACAGGTATTGAAAGCAATATATAGAGCTAGACCAGGAATACAAGTGTTTGGAGCGGGACAGCTCGATGGCGGGCAAGAGCCTTATTTTAGAGTACCGCAATATATTAAGAATACTTTTGGCAAATCTAATATTGCTGGTTATAGTCCAGCAAACAGAGCTCCATTAACAAGAGAAGAGCTCGCTGGATTTAATAGACAAGGATCATAATTATGGCAATTCCTCCAATTCGAAGTGGTTTAGTACCAAAGAAACAAGCCCGTCCTGAGGATGTGAGTAATGATAATCCTAGAACAAATTATTTTTATTCTCCATCTGTTAATAAAGAAGCCTTAGGTGTTGAAAGAACTGAATTAACTATTCCAGTTCAATCTGAGTATTTAGATGAAGACAAAAGAGCTACTATTACGTCGGAAGTTGGAAAAATCCAAGTTCAAGAAACTCCCGGTGGAATCAAAATTGTATTAGATGATACGCCATCAAATAGAAGAATTGTAATTAAGCATCCAACCGGTGGTGGTATTGAATTTAAGCCTGATGGAAGCGTGTTGGTCTCAGCGATAAAAGGTAAAGTTGATGTTACAGGTGCTGATACTACAGTTATTGTTGGTGGCGATGCTACATTAGAATATCAAGGTAACTTGAATATGAAAGTTACTGGTGAATTTAATATTGATTGTTTAGATTTTAATGTAACAACAAGAGGTAATAAGACCGAAACTATTGCAGGTACTGAAAGTAAAACAATAGGTAGAGGATCCACTAGCGAAATTGTAGGACAAAAGGTTACATACGTTACAGAAAGCGTTGTTGATACTTTCTTAAATGGATATGAACATAATGTCAAAGGTGATATGAATACAAATGTCCAAGGTGATATTGGTATCTTCTCTAGTGGAGATGCTGATTTTACTTCAGAAACAGATATCAATATTGCATCACCTAATACAACATTGTCTGGCGATAAGCTATCTGTGATGGGTGGATCCGGATCTATTGGTGGTACTGCAGTAAACTTTACTGGAAATGGTGGAGTATTTACAAAAGGTGTTACAGCCACAGTATTTACTGGTAATCTAAATGGTAAAGCAAATGATGCTGCTCAGGCAGACTTTGCAACTACAGCTGGGTCAGCGCCTACAGGATCTGCTGGTTCTCCTGGTTCTACAGTTGATTTAGACACTCCAACGTTTCCACAAATTAATGCCACAAAAGTAACAGCTTATAATGAATCTGAATTTGGCATTAAAGAAGTTACAATTGATGATACAAATGATATTAAAAACTTTATAGATCAATCTACAAATTATCAAGGTGTGCATTATAGTAAGCCAACAACAGCAATGGCTAGATCTGCAATGAGAGATCCGGCAAATAGAAATAATAGCCAGCTTACAACAAGATATATTCAAGATGGAATTATTGATGAAAGCTTTAGTACACCGACTCCACCAGCAATTGGTAGAATAATTACGGAAGAATCTACACCTATTATTTCTACACAATCAGTAGATCTCTATAGAAATAATATGTATGCAACATATGTTCCAAAAGCTAAGTTTGCGAATATTACTCCAGAAGAAAAATATAATCCTCTCCTCATAGATGAATAGGTGATTAATGCCAATTACAGCAAAAACAAAACTAAATGATAACGTATCTATTTCTAAGTTTTTAGGAACCGAAGATCCCACGAATTTAAATTTCTTAAGAGAAGATAAAGCTAAAAAACAACTTGCAAAATATTTGTATGTGCATGGAACTATTCTTCAAATCATCTATGATAATAGCGAAGAATTAAAAGGCGTATCACTTCAGGTTGCTGAATCTGTTTACCGTCCAGGACCAAATGAAACAATCACACCTAAAAGTTTAAATGACTTAAAATTAAAGGGTAAGACTGTTGTTTATAAAGCTGTAAATTCTAGAGGTGAAGAAGATAATGCTAAACTTTTTGATGTTGCTGCTTTTCTGAAAGATAATGCTTATTACGATGAAATGGTTTTGTCCTATGATAGTTTTAAAGGTAGAAATAATATTACTGCAAGATTGATTATTACTTTACCTGATATTGATGACGATTGGAACGGAGTATTTAATCGAAAAGTTTCTACTGAATATAATAATCAAAAATTAGCTCAAGGCGAATTAGTAGAAGTATTACCATTTGATGTATCAACATCCACAGCTGGATCGCAAGGATCAATCAATTTAGATGCAGAAGGTCTTATTACGCTTAGAACTTCAAATGGATTGGAATATACTGTAGCTGCTATTTTTGCAAGCAATTTTCAAGCATTTGTGGCTGATCTAGAAGCGACTGGATATGTAATTAAAAAGATATATGGATATAGCCAACGTTCTGCTAGAAATTCTACACGAGCGAGTTTTCATTCAATGGGAGCGGCGATTGATATTAATGCATACGTTCCAAATGGTTATAGCGCCAGTGGTCCACCAAGAGGATGGAATCCAAGATCAACAAGAGGTGGGGATTTCCAGTGTGATTTGCCTTTAAATATTTCTGATATTGCAGCCAAACATGGTCTCGGTTGGGGTGGTAATTGGAATAAACCTTGGGATCCAATGCACTTCTCTGTAGCAAGCGCAGAACGTGGCGGATATAAGATAAGACGACGGTTCGGAGTAGCAACTAATGATGATATTATTGAACGAGTTCGTGTCCGTGGAGCTGGTAATTTCTATTATAGTAACTGATTTTTAGGTTATAAATAAAACAAAAAGAGCGTAACATGGCGACGAGAAGAGTATTATCAAAACAAGATGGGGATTTGAACACCAGTTCTATCATTACGACAAGAACTGTGCCTTATCGTGACATTGATCTTACCTTTGCAGCAAAGCCCAATGGTGAAATATTTAAGAAAACCGATGCCGCGGCCGTACAACAGGCATTAAAGAATCTGATCTTAACGAATCATTTTGAAAAACCGTTTCTACCATTTTTTGGTGGTAACATTAGAGCTCTTTTATTTGAATTAGCTTATGATGATATTGAAGATGATGTAAGAGATAACATCATCGAAACAATTAACATATATGAACCACGTGCAATTTTAAGAAATATAGATGTTGTTTCTGATCCAGATAGAAATTCATTGAACGTTACAATTGAATATCAAATATCGAACTCAGAAGAAATATTTACATTTACAACAGCAGTTTCAAGGTTGAGATAACATGACAACTACAATTAGATCAACGGCTTTAGATTTTAATAATATTAAAAATAATCTAAAAACCTTTCTTGCAAACAAAGAAGAGTTTAAAGATTATAATTTTGAAGCGTCTGGCCTTTCGAATATCTTAGATGTATTAGCACATAATACGCATATGAATGCGTTGTTGGCTAACTTCGCTTTAAATGAATCTTATCTAAGTACTGCTCAATTGCGTAGTTCTGTTGTTTCTTTATCCGAAGGTATTGGATATGTTCCAGATACAGATACGGCTTCTCAAGCTCTAGTAAGGCTAACTTTTACAACGACTACTGCTCCAAGAAATAGTATTATTCAACTACCGCCATATACTAAATTTAGTACGACTGTTGATGATGTAACATATGTATTTCAAACTGTAGAATCTTATTACGCTTCTGATGATGGTAATGGATTTTATGAATTTAAAAAATCTGATGGATCAAACAGGATTCCAATTTATGAAGGTACACTAAAAACAAAAACATTTTTAGTTGGTGAGTACGCTGACAATCCAGTTTATATTATTCCAGACTCTACTATTGATGCTGATACTGTTACTGTAAAAGTATATTCAAGTTCTACTTCTGCTGATTTTGTAGCCTATCAAAATATTTTAGATGCCACTACTATTAGTGCGAATTCAACTGTATACATTTTAAGAGAATCACCAAACGGTAATTTTGAATTATCATTTGGTGATGGTGAAACATTTGGTGTTGCTCCACAAGCAGGTAATAGAATTGAAGTTCAATACCTATCAACAAAAGGTGCATTGGCCAATGGGGCTACAACATTTACTGCTCAAGCAAATATTATTGATGGCAATGTAAACGAAGTTCTGACAGCCGCAACATTGGCCACTTCTGTTGGTGGTGATACAAAAGAATCAATTGAATCTATTCGTAAGAATGCTCCATTCCAGTATGCTACACAAAACAGAATGGTTACGGCAGAAGATTATTCTTCTCTTATCTTAAGAAACTATTCAACACTGATTCGAGATATTGTTTCATGGGGTGGAGAAGATGCAGTTGAGCCTGAGTTTGGTGCTGTAAATGTTTCTATTGCTTTTGAAGATGATGTGTCTACCGAAACAATTACTAATACTAAACAATCAATTCGAGACTTATCAGACCAACTTTCGATTGTTTCATTTAACTTACGCTTTGTTGATCCAATTCAAACCTTTGTTGAACTGGATGTGTTCTTCCAAATTAACCCAAAATTAACAGATCTAACTTTGAATGCAGTTGTGACAAATGTAAATAACGTGGTATCAGATTATTTTGCAGAAAATACCGGAACATTTAAACAAGCATTTAGAAGATCAAATCTACTTGCAGATATTGATGAGTCAAACAACGCTATTCTTTCTTCTAGAGCCACAGTAAGAATGCAGCAAAGATTTACACCATCATCACCTAATTTAATTACAGTAATTAAGTCATTATCAACAGATCCAAATGCACTAACAAATAATGATATTAACTTGCTAGTTGAATATGTCGTAAATGGTCAATTTAATGAAGCAGCAAACTATATGTTCTTAAATGAACTTTCCGGTGAGAATACTGTAACAATTAAAAATACTTTGGCAAACGCTGGTGTATCAGCTAACCAAACTATTCGATTCCCTGTAAGTATTGCGATTCCAGATGACAATGAATATATAATTGGAAGCAATAGCTTTGTGTTGAATGGCATCACTTGCGTTTTAAGAAATAAATTGGAAACTAATATCATCCAAGCGGTTGATGCTTCAAGCGGTGCAGTTGTTGTAGATAATATTGGCAACTATAATGCTCAAAGTGGTATTGTTACAATTAGATACTTTAATCCAACAAATATTACTGGTGGACAAACGCAAATTAAATTATCAGCCGTTCCATCAAATCCAAGTGCTATTGTTCCTGAAAGAAATGAATATCTAAATTATGATCCAGATGCGTCTAACATTCAAGCAGTTATTACGACGGCTACTAACTAATGTCACGATTTACAGATAAAACTTTAAGAGATAATGACCGTACACTTTTAAATCTCAATCGATCTGAGGTTGAAAAGGTTTTGCCAGAATATTTTGGTGAAGATTTTCCAAATGTTATTCAGCTCTTAGAAGCTTATTATGAATATTTAGATAAGAACGATAACTTTGCTGAAAAGATTAGAGATCTATATCTAAACAGAGATGCAACTCAAGTTCCGGAAGAACTACTTCCTTTTTTAGAAGATGAATTACTTTTAGGACAAGCTTATTTTGGTGGCTTCTTAAATAAAAGAGAAGCCATTAAATTTAGTAATTTGCTTTATAGGTCAAAAGGTACAAAGTATTCTGTTGAACAATTCTTTAGAGGATTCTTTGGGGTTGACCCTCAAGTAATTTATCCAAAAGAAAATATCTTTAAAGTTGGACCTGTTATTAATTATGAATTAGATAGTGATAATAGTGCTGGCGGTCAAATTAAAGAAGAAGCTTCAATCATTGGTGCTGAATCAAATAAATTCTTGACGGACGATAAGTTATATCAAGTCATGTCAGTTCTTATTCGAGTTGGTATACCAGTGAAAGACTGGATTGATACATATAAGTTGTTTGTTCATCCAGCTGGAGTATATCTGGGTTCTGAATTACTTCTTGAATATGTAAATACAAATACTCTTGCAACTATTCAAGATGAAGTTGGGGATCCAATCACAGCAACAACTGTGAAAGAATACGAAGCCACTGGAGCGTTTGAAGCTTATCAACAATCTACACTATTGAATTGGGTATCTGCTACTCATGATGATGGTATTGTTCGTCAGACAACCGATCAATCTATGGCATATCTATCTGATGTTTCCTTGGAGGACAGCTCAGCAAGTCTACAAACAATTGGCGATCTACTTACAATCAATTCTTATACATTCGACAAAGACAGCGATGCTCCAGATCTATCACAAGATTCAGATGGAACAATTGTATTTAAAGAGACATTTGATAAACATCGTTATGTCACTCTATTTGATTCTGCAAATACAGCAGATTCTGCGCATTATCCATTTCCGCATGTATAAATACTTTAAATTAAACTAAGGTTTTAAAATGGCAAAACAAACTATTAATACTGGCACAATAGCTAATGATGGAACCGGTGATACGCTACGTACAGCTGGTACTAAAATTAATGCCAATTTTACAGAGTTATATGATATTGTTGCTGGTGGCGGGGCAGGTGTTAGCCAACTTACCGATAGTGGTCTTGATATTATTGGTGTCTCGTCTAGAACTAAATTAGGAGCAACAGATCCTGGTTCTAATGATGTTCTTGTAAATTTTCCTGATTCTTCTGGTAATGTTGTAATTGATACAGCTACTCAAACACTAACGAATAAAACAATCAATTCGGCTGAGCTCAATAACCCAACTATTTTAGATCTAAAGGTTTTTGATAACGATTCTAGCCATACATATACGTTTGTCCCTGGAGCTCTTACAGCAAACCATAATATAAACATACCAGCTCTTTCTGATAGTGATACACTAGTATTTAATGCAAAAGCGGCGACCCTTACAAATAAGACCTTAACAACACCGAGTATTAAAAGACCAAATATTCAAGAATGGTTGGCAGATTCGTTAGGTGAACCTGTTATTTCGTTTACTGCAACAGGTAGTACTCGAAATAGAATTAGAGTTCAAAGTGTAGCATCTGGTAGTGCTCCGGTCATTTCAACTCTTGGTAGTTCAGATACAAATATTAATTTAAATATTAATGCAAAAGGCTCTGGCTCAGTTCAATTGTCGAAGCCTGCATATAGTTCAGCAACCTATGCAAATGGTACAACCGTATCATCATCAGTTGGTACTGTAGTTTTAACAGGTGGTGCAACAGGTACAGTAATTATGCCTGATGGGACAACTCAAGGCGAACAAGTAAATGTTCTGAGAAGATCTGGAACAGGTCAAGTATTATTATCAATGACAACTTTTGCTCAAGGTTCAACAGGTATTTACTTTGATGCAAATGACACAGCAACTCTTGTATGGGATGGAACAACTGGTTGGAATGTGACCGGAGGCTATGGCTATGCAATCGATAGCGCAAACGGTGCTCCTTTCTTTGGTACAGTTTAATAGGAAAATAAAATGACAGCAATCATATTAGATCCAATAAAAGATATTTTTACGGACAAAATATTTAATGAAAATCAAGGGACACGCCTTGGCGATTCTGATAACTATTACTATATAGCAATTGGTAAATCGCAGCAGTGGAACCCTACTGACAATACCGATGTTGCTCCGACTCCTATTGATACTGAAAGAGAACAACGTAAGTTTAGATATAATATGCAAGCTGTTAAAGCGGTTGAAGCATTTTCGTATGTGGTACCATTAGAAGAATGGACTTTTGGTAGTGTTTATTCTGCATATAACGATAATGTTGTATCACAGCCAGATCAAAGTTATTATATTAAATCTTCAGCCAATAACGTATATGTTTGTATTCGTCAAGGTAGAAACGAAACAACTGGTTCGGCCGTTGCTTCACAATTCCAACCAGACCATACAGACACTACACTGCCAGTAGAAGATGATGGATATGTTTGGAAATATTTGTATACTATTTCTGTTGCAGATAACTCTAACTTTGTTACTTCAAACTTTATGCCAGTGAAATTTGTAGATTCCGCCGCACCTACATCTCCAGACTTTCCGCAATATTCTATTCAAAACGCAGCAGTTGATGGTCAAATTATTGGTTATCAAGTTATTAGTGGTGGATCAGGATATAACTCATCAACAACACTTACAGTTGTAGGCGATGGGTCAGGGGCGTCTGCTCATCCAATTATTGGTGCAGGTGGATCAATTGTTGCAGTAAATGCTGGGGATAGCGCTGGTGTTGGTACAACCGGTTATCCTACTTTGAACGCGCAGCTTGGATCTGGTTATAGAAAAGCAAATGTAAAAATATCTGACGAAGGATCAGGCGCTGAAGTACTACCTATCTTTGCTCCTCGAAATGGTTTAGGTGCTGATGCAAGGGTTGATTTAAGATCAGCTTCTTTAATGTTTGTAATTAAGCCAGAAGGTACAGTTGATGGTAAATGGCCTGTTGATAATGATTATAGGCAAACAGCGCTTTTAAGAAATATTAAAGACAGCGCAAATGGAACTTTGTTTACTGAAACTGCAGGAACTGCATTAAGAAAAATGACCTTTGTTGGTGAGGCCATTACTGATCTATCTTGGGAAAACGATATTCAAGTAATTGGTACTGATAGCGATGCTCTTGGTTGGATTGACTATTTTGATGATTCAGCTACAATCTGGTATCACCAAGATACTGAAACTGGTTTTAGCGATTTTACTGTTTCTGAGACAGTTACGATTGAAGGAAAATCTGGTTCCTTTGAAATCAAAACTTTACAAGAGCCAGATATAGATATATTTAGTGGTGATATTCTGTTTATAAACAATGATACACAGGCTCAAACAAGAGATGCAGACGCTACTGAAGATATTAAGATAGTTATTAAACTTTAAGGATATAAGATGGTAACTCAATTAACAAACACTACATTCTTAAGTGATTATAGAGATGATTATAGAGATAGTGACCACTATCATCGTGTCTTGTTTAATAACGGTAGAGCTCTTCAAGCTAGAGAACTTACTCAAATGCAAACTATCATTCAGGCTGAATTGAATAGAATTGCAAAGTTTATTGTAAATGAAGGTGCTATTTTTAATAATAACACCAGTCTTGCATCTGGCCCAAATTCCTTTGCATTTACATCATATAAACTGGAATCATTGCCTACTGGTTATGCTGCTTTGAAAAATACTACTGTTACTGATAACGATCTTACTGGTATCGTCAAAGCAGTTATTCCAGCAGCTGGTGGAGATCCTGATACGATCCTTGTTAAAATGACAACAGGCCAATCAGGCGGATCTATTCCTGGAACAAATACATCACAGCCAAAATTGTTTTCTCCAGGTGCTACTCTTGTTACAGAATCTCTTGGTAATTTAGAAGTTAAATCAACATCTGATGCCGTTACTAGAGGCTCTCTAGTAGAAGTTCCACAATTTGATACATATGCAGCTGGACACCTTATTCAGGTTGATGCTCAAAGCTTAGTGATCGAAAAATATAGTGGTACACCAACAGTAAATATTGGTTTTATTGTAAAAGAAGAAATCGTAACAACTGCTGATAATGTTGCTCTATATGATAACGCTGGTGCTACACCAAACCTTACATCACCTGGTGCTGATCGTTTAAGAATTACTTTACAACTAGCAAAGAGCACTGATGTTCTTCCTGGTGAAACTTTCTTTGAAGTTTATAAGGTTGTAAATGGTATTGTTACTCTTACAAGAACAAAAGATAAGATTCTTTCGAGACTTGGTACACTTATTCATGATAGATTAAGAGCAGTAAATGGTGACTTTGTTGAAAGAAACGATCGCGGAGCATTTGTACTAGATATTACTGATGATTCAGCTGGAGCCGATGGAGATACACTAGTTGCAAGAGTATCTAGTGGTACAGCATTTATTGGTGGGATTAAAATTGATACAGACTTTGGACGCGCGCTTACAATAGAAAAGCCAAGATCTCTAGCAACAGATGTTACTACAAGAACAAATGAGTTCTTATCTGCTAGATATGGTAACTATTTCTTATGTGATAGTGCTTATGGGTTGATTTCAAATATTGCAACACTAGATTCAATTGATGTTTTCTCTGGAGAAAATCTCGGTGGCAATCGTGTTGGTTCTGCTAGAATTCGCCATATTGATGAATACAATAATAATTATAGAATCCATGTTTTTGATGTAGATGTAACCGGAAGCTTTGCAAACGTTCGTAGTCTTGGTATTGATAGTGATAACTATGCCAACCTTACAACTGTCACGGGTCGATATGATCTTTTTGATAGATCAGAAAATAATCTTCTATTTACTCTGCCAAATTCAACAGTTCAAGAAATCTCTTCAGTTACTATGGCTGTCGGTAAAATTTATACTGATGTAACGTCAGCCGGTGGTGTGGCACAAATTAGTACTGGTTCAAGTAATACATTTGCAGATGTAGAGCAATGGATCGTTTCTGATAATACCAATGGTGATCTATATACAGAAGTTACTATTTCTTCTGGTGGTAGCGGTTCAACCTCAGCAGATATTTCTGGACTTCCAGCATTGACTGCGGTTTCTGTTTTAGGATACGAGAACGTTACTGCTACTCTTAAAACTAAATCATTGAAACCGTCAACTACAACTTGGGAATCAGAACAGGTATCTTTGTCAGGTGGAGTCTTTACTCTCTCAAAGGCAGATATCTATTTGTTTGATAGAATTATTGACGACGCAACAGGCGAAGATATTATTCGAAAGTTTAGTCTTGACAACGGACAAAGAGATAATTACTATGGTCCCGGTAAAGGTACGTTGAAATCTGGTGCATCTGCGCCATCAGGAACCATTACTGTATACTATAGATACTTCCAACATTCGAATCCAGGTAGTGGAACAGGATATTTTGGTGGTAAGGCGTCTTATCCAGATGTTGAGTATGAAGACGTTCCAAGATTTACAAGTACTACCGGTCGATCATATCGTTTAGCTGATGTAATTGATATGAGACCAGTGAAGAATCCAAGTAATGAAACTTTCTCAGGTGGCATTTCAAGGATTGAACCTCTACCAAGAAATGGTGATACAATTACTGTTGGAACAGCAAAATACTGGAATCCTAGAATTGATGCAATCTCTCTTACAAGAGAAGGTCAATTAATTCACCATATTGGTAGATCTAAGTTAATACCTGATGCGCCGATTATTCCAGGCGAGCATTTACCACTACATTACATTTATCTAAATCCATACACATTTACTAAAAATGATCTGCGGATTGAAGAAGTTAATAATCTTGGCTACAAGATGTCAGACATTCGTCGAATTGAACAAAGAGTAGACAACCTTGAAAGAATGGCAACTCTTACTATGACTGAGCAGAATCTATCTCAGTTACAAGTATTTGATCCAACCACAGGTAGTACGTTAAGACAAACTCAAGGTTTATCGGGTGACGGTTTCCTCAACTTAGTTCAAAGTAATATTTTTGATGATGATTATAGAGCTCGTCCTGAAAGAGGCACGCTACAACCATATTACTATACAAGAGCTTTAGGGCTTACATATGATTCAGATCTTTCAGAAAATACAGTAATTAAAGGCACGACAGTTTGGCCAGTATATACTGAAGAAGTAATGTTTGCTCAAGACCAAGCTACTGCATCTGAAAACGTCAACCAATTTGAAATTGCGCAAAGTATTGCTACAGGTAAACTAGTTCCTCAAATGGATACATGGACAAATAGAAGAAAAGTAGACCAATCTTATGCTGTACCGTCAAATACTTCTATTGTTCAAGAAAAGCTAGATGAGGTCACTTCACAATCTTTAGATGTTGGAGAATCTCGTACTCCATATAAGCCAAAACCATTGCTGCGTAAACCCGATTGGTTTGGTCGCTAATAAATAAGATAAAAAGGAACTCTTGAATGGGCTGGAAAACAGGATATAGAAACGTTACAAAGGAAGGTACTCGTGAAGTTACTGAAGAAAGATTTCGTACCGAGACCGCCAACTTAGGTTATGAAGAAATTCCTTTACATCGTCCTAAAATTATTTACTTTGAATTTCAAGGTTTAAGACCTAATATTCCACATTGGATTTTCTTTGATGGTGTACAAGTTACAAACTATTGTAACACATCAAAAACTTTAACTGATATTACAAATGCCGCCAGTGATTCGCCATATAGAGAACCTGGAGATCAATTTATTAATGAAACTGGATTTCCAGCAGATCTAGGTGGCCCAACAGGCACTCCTTTATATAGTGATGCAAATGGCGAATTATCCGGTTTATTTTATTTACAAAGTAATGCGACACTAAACTTTAATACTAGTGTTGATGGTTTAAACTTTGTTGCAATTGATATTTCAGTTTTAGATAAAGATGAAGCTTTGTCATATGGTGCTGTGAAGTTCTATGGTGTTGGACAGAATCAATTGTGGTATGAATATCAAGTGGCATACGATTATACATACACTGAAACATATACGTACACTGAAAAAGAAAAATACAAATATTGGGTTGGCCCCCCGGCAAAAGTAAACAATGGTGATGATGGTGGTCCAACAATATCAGTCAAAACAGTTAAGATTGGTGGTCAGAACAATTCAGGAACCCTTACTCAAGTCTCCTTCGAGTACGATTATGGCACAACCACGCATTACCATTAAAATAACAGGAATATAAGATGACTAGTTTATTGCAATTAACAGAACAAGCCAGTCCTTCCGGTCAAACCTTTATTGTTGAGGAAGATTCGGTTTTGACTGGCATTGGAGTTTTCTTTGCTTCTGCAGATGATACATACCCAATTACACTGGAACTTAGACCAACTACAGAAAGTGGTTCTCCATCTTCAACAAGGTTTATTCCAGGATCAAAGGTTGTTGCAACTGGTAGTGCAGTGAGCGCTGTTGCAAATGGAACATTTAGTAGTGCAGTTGAATATAAGTTTACATTTCCTGAACCACAGTTTGTAGCGGGAAATAGTCTAGTTTCTTTTGTGATTTATACTTCAGCTCCAGTTGGAAGCTATAAAATATTTGTTGCAAAAAATGGCGAATTTGATATTGGCTCAACAACTACAAGATATACCGCTCCAACAAATACAGCTGATGGCTCTTTCTTTGCCTCTTCAAATGGTACAACATGGACTGGTGATAATAACAAAGATATGGCCTTTAAAGTTTATAGAG